AATGTATACTTAGTTATCACTATGGTCTCAAAAAGGAATACGTAAAAAAATGTCAAAAATTAAAGTAAGTGAGCTATTCTACTCAATACAAGGAGAGGGCAGATATATGGGAGTTCCGTCAATCTTCTTACGCACATTCGGCTGTAATTTTTCCTGCAACGGATTCGGTATGCCTCGAGGAAAAAATAGCGCAGAACGAGATAAAATTGCACTTAAACACGAACGTACCCCTTTTAAAAATTACAAAGACCTGCCACTGGTTAGTACCGGATGTGACAGTTATGCTAGTTGGGATCCTAGATTTAAAGATCTTTCACCGGTGATTAAATCAGATACGCTCGCACAATCAATTATTGATCTTCTTCCACACAAAGAATGGCGCGACGAACATTTGGTTATTACAGGAGGTGAACCATTATTAGGTTGGCAAAAGCAATATCCAGATTTGTTAGCTCATCCTCTTATGGCAGGGCTTACAGAAATCACGTTCGAAACTAATGGGACGCAATTGATTAGCGACGACTTTTGGGATTATCTAGATGAGTGGAAAAAAGAATATAAACGAGAGATTACCTTTAGTGTAAGTGCAAAACTACCCGGAAGTGGGGAGAAGTGGGAAGAAGCAATCAAACCCAAGATTGTTGTCGAGTATGAGCAATTAGGGTATACATATCTTAAATTTGTCGTATCCACAGAAGAAGATCTCGATGATGCACTTAAAGCAGTAAACGAATATCGTGAGGCAGGATTCGACGGACCGGTTTATCTAATGCCTGTAGGGGGGGTCGAAAGCGTTTATTCACTAAACAATCGAAAGGTTGCCGAAATGGCCATGAAGAACGGACTACGGTATAGTGATCGACTTCAAGTGCCGCTTTTCAAGAACACATGGGGCACATGATGAACAAATTTCTTAAAAAATTATTTGGTATTGATAAAATCGAAGAACAAGTTTCTATCGAAACACAAAGAAAATTATCAGAGATCGAAACACAAATTACACAAGCCAATCAGATTCGACTAGAGGCAGAAATTGAAGCAGCAAAATCAATCGGTGCTGCAGAAATTGCCAAAGAAGAGCATCGACGGGCAAAACTTAGTCCAAAGGAACTTGCAACAGAAAAAAAAGAATCCTGGGTCGGTGTACTAGAAACTCACGTTAACAAAGAAAATATTAGAAATGGATTTTTTGATCTTGATTGGAATGAATATTTTGTGCTAGAGTTAAGAGCTGCTGGGTACAAAGGAAATACTGACGAAGAAATTGTAGATCAATGGTTTAGTGAATTATGTCGAAATGTTGCGGCTGAAAATGGTGTAGATATGTCACAAAGAGGTAGCGGGTATGTTAACAAAGCATTGCGTGACGATGGCAAAACGGAAATCTATTGATGTCTAAAACTTATATCCTAGTCGATACTGCAAATACTTTTTTCCGGGCCAGGCATGTGGTAAGAGGTTCGTTAAATGATAAAGTAGGTATGAGTTTACATACCGTTCTAAGCAGTGTTAGAAAGTCTTGGAGAGATTTCAAAGGCGATCACGTGGTATTTTGCCTCGAAGGAAGATCTTGGAGGAAGGACATTTACGAACCTTATAAGAGGCAACGATCAGAAGCAAGAGCCGCACTAAATCCGAGAGACCAAGAAGAGGAGCGTGTTTTTTGGGAAACCTTTGACCAATTCAAAGATTTTATTGTTAATAAAACTAACTCTACTGTACTACATCATCCCCAACTCGAAGCAGATGATCTCATTGCGGGATGGATCTTAAATCATCCTCACGATAATCATGTTATTATCAGTACTGATGGAGATTTCGAACAGTTAATTGCTCCAAATGTAAAACAGTATAATGGAGTAAGTGCGACTACTATTACTCACGAAGGGTTTTATGATGAAAAGGGCAAGCCTGTGGTCGATAAGAAGACCAAACAGATTAAGCCTGCACCAGATCCGGAATGGTCAATCTTTGAAAAATGTATGCGTGGAGATACTTCGGATAACATCTTTAGTGCGTACCCCGGAGTTCGAGAAAAGGGAACAAAAAATAAGGTAGGACTCAGAGAAGCATTTGCTGATAGAAAAAGCAAAGGATATAATTGGAATAATCTTATGTTACAAAAATGGGTCGACCACGAAGGAGTCGAACATAGAGTCTTAGACGATTACAATAGAAATAAAGTTCTATGCGATTTAAAATCTCAACCGGACGAAATTAAACAAATAATTGACGAAGTCATATCTTCACATAAGACAAAAGATATATCACAGGTAGGAGTAAGATTGCTAAAATTCTGTGCAGAATATGACTTACAAAAAATTAGTGAACAAGTACAAAGTTACGCAGAACCACTGAGTGCAAAGTATATCAGCCAATCGGAGACAGTATGAGTGTTATAACCAAAGTAGTAATTCCTAACAAAGAATGGATTTTAGAAAAAGATAAAGAAAAAATCGGGTCAATTGCTAAAAATAAGAAAGGTTATTCTTTTTTAAGAAAAGGACATAATATTGTATTCAAAGATTTGCGGCAAATTGAAGAAGAGCTAGGCATCAACTTATTAGAGAAAAAATCACCAAAATTTGAAATTGAACCCGCAAATTATTCAATTTACGATTATCCCTGTAGCTCAAAGCCTTTCGAACCTGTATATAATGTAAGAAAAAAGTTACCTCTTTTTGCAAAAAGCTCAAAAAGCAAAAGTCAATATTGTGCAGGATATTATGTTATTAAGTTTAGAAAAGGATGGGTGAAAAGTTTTTGTCCAAAGTTGATCACTTTAGAGAGATACTCTTATCACGGTCCGTTTAAAACTGAATCCGAAATGAAAATTATGTTAAATAGTATTAATAAATTAATTACATAATGAAATTAAACACGTTGCCAATTGAAGGATTTTTAGAGAAAGCTAGGATAGCCATTAAAGGTGGAAAGAAAAATTTAACCTTGGATATTAAAGAAGTTGTAGAACTACAGAATAGTCTTAGTGTCGTGATGACGAGACTAGCCGGTGAACTAGATCATATTGCCTCCTCAAACAAAATTCCTGACAAAATTCAAATTAAAATGGACGGTGGGAAATTCTAAAATACGGACTAAATATGTATGTACATTATTTAGAACCGTGTAAGGAGCCTCCAGTGAGTAGACCTAAACCCAAAATTCTTTTAGAAATAACAAATAAAAAATCATATAAGACGGATCAAGTTTTAGAAGCAGAAGCAATTTGGGCGGTATTTTACAAAGAAAAGCCAATTAATCTTAAAACCACTAGCATTGTGGCCCAACAATTGGGTCCAAAATACAAAAAAGTTTCGTTCAGCAACGCAGGTCATGCTCATAATTTAGCCGAAAAATTAAATAAAATATACAACACATCTGATTTCTCAGTATTCAAACTCACCACAGGTGAAAAATTAACAGATGGATCAAAAGAGTAAACTTACTAAAATTGTTTTAGACACCCTTGAGATTGACTCAACTCCTCAATCAATTAAAAAACATATCCCTATTTGGTTTCGTAACCCTCGTAAAAAAGAAAAGGGCGGTTTGAGACTAACCGAAGAAGGGTTTTCTCAACTGGTAAGAGCCGATATCAAATTTTATACCATAAAAATTGAGGAAACTTTTGAATTCAATAATCAATTGTTAATTTGGATAGACAATAATCTCGATTGTCCATTTTATATATCACAGAAAAAAATCTTCGTTTTTGGAGAAAAACTAGCAGTTCAGCTAGCTTTATTATCGGGAGATTTGCAAAAACTGAGGCGAGCTAAAATCAGATTCCAACAAAAAGTTCTTGACTGTTAAACAAAGATCAAGTATAATAGTTACACGTTAATACTTTTTAGAGGAAGATATGTCTAATACTTTGTCATCCAATCGAACTGTTAGCCCAAAAGAAGCTAAAAAATCAATTCGTAAATGTCTTAAACTTTATCGTGCAATATTTCTTTGGGGACCTCCAGGCATCGGAAAAAGTGATATTGTACATCAAATTGCTGCAGAGCAGGGAAGAAGAGTAATAGACATCCGTCTAACACTTTGGGATCCGACCGATATCAAAGGTATTCCTTATTATAATTCGGATAGTAAAACAATGCAGTGGGCTCCTCCCGAAGAGCTGCCAAAACTAATTGATAGCGACGATATTCTATTTCTCGACGAACTTAACTCAGC